TATACAAAACAGTAAAAGATGGCAACACTTATAAGACAAAAACCTTTATACAATGTATTACCAGTAGGGCAGCAAGTAATATTTACAGTAGAAAACACTAATGCACTAGACACTAAGTGGAATGTTAAATATATTGCAGAGCTGCATATTGGAACTAGCCAAATTAATTTATCAACCTCAAATGATTTAATAGCGACTTTCAAAACAACCCCTAACAATGCTGGGGTAGGAATATTTGATTTTCAAAATCTTTTAGAGAACTATGTTTCTGCACAACACACAGGGGTTGCAACACCTGGAAGTTATAGTGAATATAAAGATGTACAATACACTTTACAAACACCACACCCTATACACCTTATTGATAAATTTGCTAGAGGGGTTAACAATATTAGGTATTTTGCTATACAATTTAAAGTTGAAGGCGCATCAAGCCAAGATGGTGCTGTGTCTATAATACCAAACCAAGCAGTAAACTCAGATCAATACATTTTCTTTAATGGTGTTTTACAAAGAGAAAACTATTTAACATTAACTGGAGATGACTATGGCTATGATTTAGAATCTAATTTGCTTTACCTATCAAGCACAACAGCTAACTCTAAATTCTTAACTAACGCACCAACAACTCAATACGCAAATGTAGATGACTATGGTGTTATGGCTTTTTTAAATTTTATGCCAGATGCTAGCCTTTTAAGTTCAAACCCTAGAATATACAATTATAAAGTTAAGCAATTTAACTTGACATTCTATAAAAATGATGGTACAACTGCCACAACTAGTATTGCTCAAGGTTGGAGTCACGGTGGGGCTACTAATTTTGATAGTTTAAGTTCCTCGTTTTTATACTTTGGTTGTTTTCCTGCCAACCTTAGAAATACTAACGCTACATTTCAAGGGTTGGTAAGTTCTAATAAAATAGAGGGTGGTTACTACACAATACAAGCAGAAAATCAAGATGGCACTTTAGGTCAGATATACACCATTTATGTCAACTGCCCTAACACTAAAGGGTATGAAAGCATTAGGTTAGCTTGGCTGAATCAATGGGGTGTTTGGGATTACTACACTTTCACTATGAAGTCAGTTAGATCAACATCTACTAACAGAACTACATACACACAAATGCAGGGAACTTGGAATGATAGCAGATACAG